AATTTCATTCCTCGTGGCATCACTTCACCTTGTGGTCATCTGACAAGATAGTATCATCCACAGTTGGAAACACATTACTCAAAGCAGTAGTAGCACCACCACCAGCAGGACACGTATGACCATGAGCATCATACGCTGTTTTCATATCAGTCAATAATTGCTTCAATACTGTTCCAAGTGGAATAGGTTGGTCAGCACCATCTCCAACCAACACACTCTGACCAGATGGTGGGCTCAATTGAATACCACCATCGTTCGTCACTCGAATTTCACATCCACTTGGATGCTTGTAATAGAACACTACTGAATCTTCAGTGTCATCAAAAATCAAAGTGTGACCCGCTCGAGTTACCCAGCCACGACGATTTGGATAGTTCTCTTGAAATTCATCCGGGACTGTCCCATCCGGATATAACGTACATTCCCATCTAGGATCTAACCCAATGACCTCTGCATCCTCACCAGCCTCTATACTCACAGTAACAGTTGCACCAATGTTAGGAATCCACATACAACCAGCTTTAGCATTCTCGTCACCATTATCGATGAAATGAAACTTCGGTTCGACCCAATCACCAAGAGCTTCACCAGAAACAATCTCAGGACACTCGACAATAAGACGACCCCTCATCTGAGGATCGTTGTTGTCTCTGACGACGCCTGTAGCTTCTTCTCTTTGCGGCATAGTTGTAAAACCGTTTTACACGTTGACGGTCTCAGACTCAGGTGTAGGCTGTGACTCACCAAGAACTGTCTGATCTGTCACGAGCATATCATCGCCTTGTTCATCACCTTCTCTGAACGGACTCTTTGCACGTCCAACAAATGATGTCCTATATCCTTGCCCAGGTGACATACCATGTCGAGACTGTGTGATGAAAAATTCACCTGAGTATCGACCGAACCCTTCGAGTACATGATACTCTCTTGCTCGCATCTCCGGAATTCCGACAATGGTATCACCTTCAATAAAATAGAAATCCCTTGCATGCTCAAGCCAGAAAGACATAAGCCACACTCGAGCATCGTCCGCGCTCGTGAATCTTCTATCAGCATTGACACGAACACGCTCACCATGAATTCGCAAAATAACTTCAGGACCATTACCAATTGGATCTCGTCGCTCTGTCATCTCACCTGGAACACTAAGCTCCTCCATGTTCTCATTGAGATTATCCAGAGCAACACGAAGACGATTCTCACGACCATTGACAGGATCAACATAAATAAGATCAATCTCAGTTGATTGATTCTTAGCTGAGAGATTCGGCCTGACAGTACCAAGTGTCGTCTCGTCACCAGCATTATATCTGAATGTGTACTTTCGGAACTGAGGCACGTTGTCTTCTGGACCCCAATACCCAATCCACTCATGTGATTCAATGTGAAAGAATACAAACACAATGAAGCCATGCTGCTTAGCAAGCTTCATAATGAAATCCCAATCAGTCGTACCAGCACGCTGTGTGACTTCCCGCTGTCTAGTCTCACGTGTAGTCTGAGGTGGAGTTTGTTCTGCCCAACGCTCAGCCAATACATTCCGATAACGATAATCATCTGTCCATTGATAGTCAGTAAAACCAGCTCCAGCATTACGACCACGTGTAATACTGGAGCTGTCATCGATCAACTGATTCGCCTCGCCAGTAAAATCAACAGGACGAACATTCAACATATTGACGTATGGTGTTGCACTTTCAGCACGGTCTGCATCACCTAATTCCGCTGTCCGGTTAGATGCATAATCACCACCAGGTGGAGCCGGAAGAGTTGGATCTCCAGCCGCAGATTCCGATGCCAATCGTTCCCGTGCGTTCTCTAACGATTCATCAGGTCCAGCAGCATCTTCAATTCGTTGCAGCTCAGCTTCACTGATATCATCAATACTCTCTGGAGAACCACGAGATGGACGACCAGTTCGATCAGATGAACTACCACTATTCGGATCTACTGGTCGGTTCCTGCCTGTATATACTCTCCTGTGTTCACTCGTCGCTTCTACATATGGAACAATGTCATACGACTGAAAGATAGCAGCGACAATTTCAGAGTCAGTCTTTCCTCTCCAAACCTTTCCAGCTTGTCTACTTCGACGACCAAACTGCTGTCGCTGCCAACCTTGTTGAGTCTGAGCTTGCTGCGTTCTACCAAGTGCTTGTTGAGCAGCATCGAAATTCACATTTGGATCATCTTCCACACCAGCAGGAGTTCTGACTTGTCCACCTTCAACAACTATTCTTGTCAAATCTTGATCAGAATCCAACGCTGTCAGTGCTCCAACCGTTCGCATCCGAACAGGTTCACCTTGTTCCTCTGCGAGAGTATTGACACGATCTATATGAGCAAGATCGTTTTCACTTGGTGCTGTATTACCATGTGCATTGTTATATGATATTGTCGGATTCAACGGAGTAGGAGCAACAGAAGCTTGTGTACGACGTTCCCACCACGATGAACCTTCAGGAACAATCTCAGCTTTCCCTTCCTCCATCATAAAATAGGATTTGTCATACGCTTTGATTTTGATCGTTGGAATTGTATCTGCTGGAAACTCAGGTTGAACTTCCACGATAATTCCACGCATCATATAGAATGGTGAACGACCATCATATCCCATATACAAATCAATATTATTTCCGATTTCGAATAGTGGTGAGTTTTGTAGATCGACTCTTGGATTGTTGATTGTGATATTGATTGCATCAGCACCTTCAATGTCCTCTTCCATCTGAACATCATTGATGATGAGCCCATTCAAATCATATCCACCCGTCTTCGCTACTGTTCCGGATGACATTATAAGAGTATCGTCTTTGTCAGATATATCGACCTGGAAGTACGGAGCAATTTGTCGCCCATACTTCTCACTGATGGAACGGTCGTCATCGTGATATCGCGTTCCAATCTCAGCAGCATCGTATACAGTCATTGTTGTAAACCCGTTTTACAACTATCGCCTTGGATAAGTAGCTACCTCAGATGAACGAAGTTCAAAGAAATAGCGTCTGTTGTCGGCTGCAATATAATTATCCTGTCTGAGAATATGACAGAGCGGTCGAATCTTTTCACGATTCAACTCAGTAACAGGATACAACTTCACACGCTCACCCACTTTGAGGTCAGCAACTCCAGTTGGAAACTGAGCATCCATCGGGGCTCGAGGATTCTTCTGCCTCAAGAGCACGCCGAGAAGAGGATCACCATATCGACGATGGGCAATCATCTCATACGTCTCACCGTGCTTCGAGACATGAGCTGGAGTCTGTGATGTCTGTGGTAAGGTAGTCTGTTCATAGATGTATTGCTTGTGGCGTTTCAGTGTCATATTCATTGTGACGCCACGAATTGATCCATCATCACGAATATCATCGAACGTCACACCACCGAGCGACTCGACCATACATGGCATGCCATCCGGAATCGCAATCCCCCAAAAGAATGCAACCACCGGAGGACGATTCGTGTCATTGTGATACTCATCGACAAGGATCTCTAACTGACGTTTCTTCTCGGCAGCAGTGTTGTCCTTGCTATGCTCAGAAAACAATCGAACACTCATTGACAAAGTACGAAGCTGTCCACCAACCCATTGAATGATTGGTGACGTCCTAGAGAATCCCCCTGCCGCTGGAATATTAGCTCCAATATTTTCTGTCACCTGTTGCGGTGTAAACTGACCAGTGATACGTGTCCCCTTCTTGAGAAGACCTGTGTCCTCCATGACAATGACGTACCACTGTTTGACACTTTTGATTGGGTCTTCGGAATCAGAACCGAGATCAGGTAGTTCATTTGTTTCCAAAGCCATTACTGTACCCCTGCCTCGGCAACACGTCGTCGTGACCCAGGACGAATGCTAGCACCACGACGTTGATCAACATCAAGAGTGTGTCTACCAACAGCTCTAGCAATTTCTCGACCATCAATTACAACAGGAATTTCGATCGTCTCCTCGACAGTAAACGTACCACCACCTCCACCATCACCCTGTGGAGTTGCAGATACTTGCTGTGGTGGTGGAGGTTGAACCAAAGCACCTGGAGCACCAGCCATTGCACGAGCAAGTTCATTCCTATGAATGAGAACATCACCAGCAGTCACCGGGAATGGAAGATACCCAGAACTACCAACCACAACATCTCCACCAACACCACCACGAGTTGATTGAAGACCTGCAAGTTCGCCACCGCCACGCAATGCACCACGTCTAAACGCAGAAGTTGCTTCCTCCGATGCAATCGTCAACAATCTGAGAGACGCTGCAGTACCGTCAACTGAATGACCAGTTCTCTCATATCTATCTCGTTCAGAACTGATTGAAAGCCCCAATTGATCAAATTGACGAATCGTCTCTTGAACTTCCCCACGCATTCCTTCAACACGTTCATCAGACATTCCACCACGACGCAACGCTCTCATAGTTGCAGCTTCACGATACGCGGCAGTATTACCTTCACGTGCACTCATAACAATAAGACGTTGCAAGTCTTGACGCCGCTCAAGGTTGGTAGCTCGCATGCGAGCATAACCAGCCTCACGACCAGAACGACCAGCCTCACTTCGGCGGACCTGAGTCTCACGACGTGCAATTCTCTCATTGACTGGAGCCGTCTCACGTGCATATGTTGATGCACGTTGAGCTTCGAGAGTGTCATTTACCTCTGAAAGTTCCCGATTTGCTAAAACAATACGACCAATTGATCGTGCAGCTCGATTCAAAATTGGAATATGAGTCAACCAACCAACACCAGCTTCATTCAAATATTCATCTGTCTGACGCCCCATCTCTTCATATGTAGTTCCAAGTCCAGCCGCTTCAGCAACGTGTGCACCAAGAACATCGCCAAGAGCAAGAGCCGCAGGAATCGCCATAACCCAAAATGCAATCATCCCACCGAGGGAAGTACCGGCAGCATGCCCAGCAATTGTGAAAGATGTAAGTTTGATAGTCAGTGCATTCAATCCAATTGCAGCACGCCCCATAGCAGCAACCATCTGTGCACCAAAGACAGTAATAAGTGGACGTATAATACTACCAACCGCTAGCAATGCAATTGACAATCTAGGCCACTCAGCAGTAAAGCGACCAACAGCCAAACCAATGCGACCGAGAATCCTCAAAAGCTCAGCAAGTCCTTCGAGTGTTCTACGAAACTCACGACCAGACTGACGCAGCTCAGGAGTCAACTCAGAATACTGTTCGAGCATGATGCCGGTCATCTCAGTGTTCTCATCAGCACCACGCACAGCCAAAGCTAGGTTACTGAGATACTCACCGAATCCACCATTGGCTTCCTCGAATGGACCAATGAGCATTTGCATGAACGTGATACCGAACTGCTCAACTGCCACCCTAGCGAATCGAAGTTGTGCCCCAAATCCTCGAGTGTTCTCCTCTGCTGCCTGTGACATACGCGCAACATTCTCTTCCGAATCTGACAACTCCTCCAAGACATTGCGGAAGTCATTGGCTCTCGGGTGCAATCCAGAGAGAATGACACCAGCCGCATATGCACGACGACCAAACAATGCAGTCGCCAACGTCAATCGTGCAGCGTGTGTTGGTAGGTCCTCAAAAATTCCTGTAAGTTCATCAGAAACCTCAGTCATTCGACGAAGACTACCATCATTATTATAAAGAACACGATCCAATCTCTCATGCTCGAGGTTATTATCGCGCATGACATCACGAGACCGACCAGTAATTCTCGTCAATGCGAGCATCGCTCCACGAAGACGAGTACCAGCAGTCGTACCACGAAGACCAATTGATGACAGAGCACCGAGAGCAGACGCCACCTCATCGGCTTGGAAGCCCATAGCAGAAAGCTCGACACCTGCATATCGGAACGCTTGCTGCAACTGAGGGATTGAAGTAGATGACATACGAGCAGCAACCGTGATAGTAGCTGCAAGTCGCTGCGCTCCCTCTTCACTCTGATCGTTGAACTGACGCATAGAGTCAACAACAACTTGTGTCGCAGATTCTAAATCTGAATTCGAAGCTGCTGCGAACTGACTGATCGTTCCAAAGTATCGCATCGCCTCATGCGCTTGAACACCGGTCTCGAGCAACGTGCCCATTGCCTCAGTGGACTCACCAATTCCAAACCCGTATTGCCTTGCAGCCACTTCTGCAGATGCAAGCATTCCAGTTTGAAGTCGCATGCTGGAGCCAGTAGATGCAAGAATACCTCGAAGACGAGCGTTCGCATTCGAGAACCGTTCATAGCTACGAACGGCTGAACGTGCAGCTATACCAGCTCCAACCATGACAGCACCGGTACCCATGAGCATGTTGTTCATACCCAACAGTCCAGCACGAAGTCTTTGAGTCCATTGGAAGAGACCTTGGAGGGTAGCTCTCGCGCGCCGAACACCAGCTTCGAGCGGTCTCGAATTCATCTTGAAGTTGATGATGGCTTCTCTGATCGTTGATTTTGCCACACGAGACTCCTAAGCGCCTGCGTACTTACGTTTCAATTGTATCAAAATTTCGAACGCTATATTCCTTTCTTCCTTAGTCCATTTTGTCACATCGAAGGACGCAGCACCATTGGTTCCCATACCGAGTAGTATTACCTCCTCGATCGCCTCCTTCGTTGACTGGATCGGGAAGATTGCCTGAAAAAATTTGAGTACCTCCAATCGATCATATGGTCGAATTCACGATCGCATTTCGGGCAGTTTCCTTCGATGGACCATTCAGGCCCACCAGCAGACAGATCAACCTCTTCAGCAAAGATTGACATATCCCATTTCAAAAGCTGAGCAACATCCTCGTCTGTCATGGTCGAGCCTTCGCCAAGACCATCGATTTCAACAACAACATCTTTGACCATCGAACGGAACATCTCTGTCTCGTTCGTATCAGGAGCATGAGACAGAGCAAGGAAAGTGGCCGGTCGAATCTTGACCCTCTTCCTCACCTCACCAACCACCTTGAATCCATCTCTGAGATCAATCCATTTGTACAGACTCTTTGGATCTTTCCGAGTTGCAATTTCAAGTGAGTTGAGATCGACTGGAAAGTTGAACACGTGCTTGCACTTTGGACACTCGATGTCCTTGATTGTGAAAATGTCACCGAGTGATGCAATGCGAGCCATCGTGTACATATAGAAGATGTCGCCGCCGAACATATTGTTCAGAACCGCCATGCGACGTTCTGGCTTGTGCTTCTTGAAGCTCTCACCTGCAAGCACTGTCACGGTGTAAACAAGCACACAGACAAGATAGTCGAGGATGGTTGCGTCAGGTTGGCGTTGAACCTTCTTCCATATCTCCGAAATCTCACGCTCGAGATTCCAATCAATGCCAATGACATCGAAACTCTTCCGTAGAACTTCACGCTTCCCCTTGTCGTCCTCGACAACATCCAGCAAACCAATTGGTAAGTTCTTACCAAGCTCACTAAGAAGCACAAGCTTCGGAATCTGACCACAGTGTGGGCATAGGTCTACACCAGCAGGACACTTCCGTCCACACTCGACGCACACAATCTCTTCTATCTCTGGTTCTTCATCGCGCAGGAGTTGCGCTGCTTTATTGCTCACTACATCCTCCAAATATGCACCAATGTGCACTTGTGAGAGACGTTACGTTATCGTGGGAAGATCTGGTCTACGCTCATCGACCATTCAAGCTCGTCCAGCTCGCCTTCGTTCTCCATCTCCAGATCGGAAGTGACTCGCTTCCAAACCCAAAGACCTTGCAGGAGATACGTAGCAATGCCGAATCCAGAAATCGAACGCTTGAGCAGCGTACCGACCTTCTTGTACGTAGGGAATACTGGATCTTGCCCTTCACTGAACCAGTTCTCCATCGCGATTCGTTCGATGAAGTGGTGGGTCGGGTGTCGGACATTGAATTCGGTTGACTTGGTATTGCCACCCGAAGCCGCTGTCCGATCAGGCATATCCACCTTCTCCAGTTCTTCCTCGAGACTCCCGACGAAGGTGAACGTGATCTCGGGCAAGCCGACCACCTTCAGCTTGTACTTATTTCGCGGGATATGATCCGGTGCGATTGCGCCTTTCACTTCGGTCCTCCTTCGTATGGTGTACCCGGTAGGGACGAATGCTCAGGTTTGACCTAGCCCTCGCACTCGTAATAGACGGGATTGCCCGAGCTGTTGACGTCTGCACCGTTCGCGACGGTGAATCCGTCAGCATTGATGGTGACACCCACATCGGCTGCAGTGCTGGACAGGTAGTTCGCTCCGTCCATTCCGACCTCATCAGCCATCTTCAGTCCCCATCCACCACCCGTGAACCAGAACTTGATTGTCTTGGGTTGGAATGGAACCTTCTCAACATCGATATCGGCTGCCGCCCCAACGAACGAACCGACAAATTTCATGGTGACTCCGGAAGACATAGCTTCCTCCTTTCACTTTCCTTAGTTGTCAAACCGTTTTACAACTTCGCCCCTCGGGGCTACCTAGACGATAGTAGCACTACACCGTGCCTTCCACCACCCCCATCGGACCGATGAAGATACGGAGACGTTCGATGGTATCGGCAAGACGCAGGGAAATCTCGACGATCTGATCGCCATCTCCTCGCGTTGCGTCGGTGTTGTTCTCAGCATCCATCTTGAAAATGGCTGCTGGATTCTGACCGTTGATGAATGCCGCACCACGAAGAGCCCGTTTCCTGTACTCGGGCAGGAAGTAGTCGTGGAGAACGGCAAGCACGTCGGCATCTGCTTCCGGATCGTTGATGTCGAAGATGGTGAAATCGAATCCTTCGAGAAGATCGATCTCATACTGCGACAGCATCGCACGCTTGTGATAGAAGCGGAACGCGGTCGATTCGGCGAGTGTCCTGTCACCCCAAAGGATGACGTAGACCCCGCCTTGCTTCCACTTGACCACGTTGATACCGGATGGGTTGAGAACTTCCTCGTCGAGTTGAGTCGGATTCTCTGGTTTGCCCACGACTGGAAGCTCGATGACATCGGGAAGCGTCGCCTTCGTACCAGCGGGTGCCTTGTGGTAACCCTTGTACTGGTGTGCGATGCGAGCTTCCTCCCCGAGGATGTACCCCAAGAGAGGCACGATGATGGCTCGAGCTTCTGACTCGGCTTCCGCGAACGGGTCTCGAATGTACCCGTAGTTTGGGAAGTGAGTTGTCGAGTAGTCCGCGTCGTCGCCACGAACGAAGGTGTTCGTGAGCCAGTCCACGAGATCGTACTCGTAGTACACATCCCAATCGTGGAATGACCACGGCATCTCGACCTTGTTGCCCCAGTTGAACCTGGCAGCGAGCGTCTTGAGCTTCTGTTGGAATGCGAGTGCCTGTGAGAGATACCCAAGACCAGGCGCAGCCATCTTGACCAGCCCGTATCCACGTCCGCGAAGGTTCGCCAGAGGCGTCGTCCCAGGATCGATCAGTTGTTCGTAGTCGTTGGTTGCCATCCCAGCAAGGTATCCATCGTACCCCTGTTCCATCTGAGTGCGGAGCTGGATACGATACTGCTTGCCAGCCGTGTTCGACCCACCGTCCGTGAGATCGTTCAGGACCGAAACGTCGACCCAATCGACATCGTTGTCGATGATCTCGAAGTTCTGGTTTCGCTGCGCCACGTCCTCGACGTTCGGGTAGACACGACCACCGATGGCTTCATCGATCTCCAGAGGCTTCAGGTAGACGTAGAAGACATCAGCAGCTTGCGGAGTCCCCGAAGCTGTGGTGACAGTCATGTCACCAACTTGGTCGCCCATGTCAACAGCTCCACCAATCGAACCGCTCCAAGTCCTATTACCTTGGTCAGTTGCAACCGTGAAGTCTGTCACATTGCTCATGGTGATAGTGAGCATCTGAGGCTTCGCATCCGAGCCCCATGAGTTCCACGTGAGCGTCGGAACCCAATCACCACCAACCGAAAGGCCCTGGTAGTACGGGTCCGCAATCGTCAGACGTGTCGTCGTGAGCGCAGCCGACTGTCCAAAGTGATTCGCCGGTCGTGCCGTCGCCTGGAGGCGATCACCAGTGAACACATCCGTGACCGTGATCACATCATTCTTCTTGTCCTGGTTGATCGTGTCCGCCCAATAATTGGACTTACCTGAGTCCATCGACAGGTTCTCGTACTTGAGAACCGTATCGCCATTGATCCGAACGATCATCCCGAATTCACTTCCAGGTCGCAGAGCACCGTCACGGAATTCGATGCTGCACGCCTTGAGCTTGTCACGGTAGTTGATGTTCGTGCGTACGAGCGTCACGTTCAAGCTGGCATCGCTCCCATCGTGCTGGGCTCCATCGAACCCAAGCAACGTGATGAGGTTCCCACTCATCGTGACATAGCCACCAGAGCCGGATACGATCGTCGTGACAGTGAACGTGGTACCAGATGCGATAGCGGTTGCATCCGACGCACCAAGACCAATCGCCGTGGTCAAAGCAGTCGCCATCTCAGCAGCAGTCGCCGCGAAGTGGTTGACCACATCACCCGTACCAGCCGTCTCCGTTGGAGTCGTCGTGCTGAACACGTCTGAGATCATATCGGTCGATTCTGCAGCATCGATCGTGACAGTTGCTCCACTGCCCATTTGATCGGTAGTAACCACGACATTACCAGCAGCATCGGAAGCATTGACACCTGGAATGGCAGCATCGATTGCATCGATGTAATCATCGATCGCAGCCTCGGTACCAGCGAATGTCACTCGATAGATGACACCGTTGACATCGAAGTCAATCCACTCTGCGCGTGCATTGAACGCTGGAACTCCATCGTCACCAACAGTCGCAGCAGTTGCAGCGATAGTTGCAGTGTCCGGACCACCAGTCTCGGTCGTGACAGCAATCGTCCATGCTGACGAGACCGTTCCAAGGTTGTACGTCTCAGCACCAGACGTTTCACTGCCGAACATCTCACCAGCAGCTCCACCCCAATCAGCCTCGACGTCTTGGTCGGGCTCGAGTGTGATGAGACCGGTTGGGGAGTTGTTGACAATCTTGTACGAACTACCAGGAATCCCCTCGAGTGTGACGCTTCCATTCCTGAATTCGTCGTACTTGAGCGTCAACGCTGCAAGTCCATAGAGCTGAATCTGATTCGATGCTGGGAAATCGTTGCCCGGTACGCCTTCAAGCACACCGAGGTAGACCTTGCGCTTGCCAGCCCATGCTCCACCGTTGTGAGCTTCGATGGTACCGAGGACCACCGGCTCCGCTTCGCGGTTCCACACAGTGAGTACGGACTTGTCCGGTGTGTCGTCCTGTGATCCATCGACGAACGTCGGCACCACACGCATGCAGATGAGCGTACCCGCTCCCTTGGACCTCTCCCAGAAATGCTTCGCCATGAGAGGTGTCCACACACTCGCGTACGTCATGACGTCGTATTCGGCAGGATCGAGGAGACCACCCATCTTCCGCCCGAGAGCACGCTTGCTGGGGAGAATCGTGATGCCACCCTCGAGTCCACGTTCAAATGGTCCGATAAGAACGGTAGAGCCGAGTCTCCCCTGCTCTATCGTTTCGTCGCCGGTCCTCTCATTGACCTGTGTACCTGCGCCCAGAATCGGACCAAATACCCTTGCTTCAGACATCTCAGTCCTCCCTTATTCGGTGATCTCGAACGATTCTTCCCATGCTCTCGGGCTGTCGTCCGTATGACTTGTAAACACGATCCTCGAACCACCATCTGATGGATCTTCGTGTGAAGGTTCCGGTTCCGCGAACGTAAGAACCAATCTCGTAACACCCTTGGTATCTTCTGACACGAACGGCATTCGCACGTCCATGATTTCGAATCGTGTCCAAAAAGTTTTCTGGTCCGCTCGGTTCGGAGTAATGAGATCGCGAAACTCTCGAATGATTTGCATCCGATATGATTCGTCCAATCCGATTGAACGCAGTAACTTGTTCTCGTCGAAGAATTTCATGACAGCCGACATCAGACGCATCTCGTCCACGGCGTGATCCGCATCCACGTGAAGTCTGAAATCGAGTGTCGCTTTCCATGGCTCGTGTATTAGGACTGCATCGCCAGTCCCCTTATCGACAATACCTTCCCTTGCACCGAGATTATAGGCACTCTCGGTTGGTACTTCAAGACGTTGTAATGTCAAGCATGGAAGTTTGACTACTTCAAAGTAGTCCTGATGCGTCGTATAACTGACCTCCGGAGCATACCTGAACAAGATAAATGGAATCTCATCAGCCAATATTGGAGTCGTCAAAGTTACGACTTTCGTGCCCGTATCATAACTACTGAGAATGTCAGTTAGGAATTCAGGATCAGTTGAATGATTGAACACTGCTTCGACGTCAGTGATATTGAAAGGAGTATCCAATTCATAGTCATCAAGATCGATTGTCGATGAATCAGTCTCGAGTGCGGGAAGTGCATAATTCGCAACGGGACGAATCTCAGATTTGATAAGTGGAATGAGACTGCGGAAAATCAAATCCTCAAGATAATCAATACGTATCTCCATAAGAACACGAATCTCTGAAACACTCGGTGTTTCATATTCATCAGTCGTTACTAAATTCACGACAATTGCAAATTGACGACCAGGAAGAATTGTAAAGTCCTGAATGTTCGCGTTGAAATCACCTTCAGTATTCCAATTACCAGCACCAGCAACAGACCACGATCCACCATCCCAATACCAATGGTCTGTACCATCCGAGATGCGAACCTGAGTTGTTGTAGATTCAGAGACACGATGATCAAATACCTGAAGCATTAGAATTTTACGAAGAGCTTTCGGGTTCGTAACCCACGTCTCGAAATAAATATCAGCATCGGTTGGATATAGACCACCTGGAGATTGCTTTTTGAGACAAACCTGACAGTTCGTTGAATTGAAGCGAATCTTATCGGAATCCGAAAACACCAATTCCTCGTACAGGTTTCGTCCCATACCAGGCTCGAAATCGAATTCCTTGATGTACCGATAGACCTCTGCAACTGAAGTATCGCTCAAGGTTTCCATCTACTTCTTCTTCCAAACTTCTTTCAAAGTGCGTTCGATAACCTGTTCACCAGCATAATTGAACTTCTTCAAGACTAACTTATCAGTCACAATCTTTCCAAGGAAAGGACGTGGGGGTATTCTCCATTTTTCTTTTCGATCTCCCTGTGGAGATGGAGCCCCAGATTCTCTAGCCTTGATTGCAACTGCCAATCTCTCACTAGGCTTTGGACTCCATTCACGACCAACTTCCATCGTAGCTGCCAGTTTTGGATATGGATAGCCTCTAGCAGTTGAGCCTCCAAGCCAACCAACTTCAATTCCAATCAAGCCTGGACCTTCACGGTTATATTTGAATTTGGCAGCATTTAGAAATCCAGATGTGTGAACAAGTAGCTTCTGACCACCTTTGATATATTGTTGAACCCCAAGCTTAGGTCCTTCAATTCCGGAGCGCATCCTCCGTTTGATTTCATTCTTTACAAATGTACCAAATCCAAGAAGCTGACGAGAAACGTGCTTATTGAATACTCCCTGGAATCGATTCATATCACGAATCAATCCCTTATCATCCACCGTCATCGTTATAATACCAGCAGGCATTAGAGATCTCCCTGTTGTGATGACGGATGACGATCATCGAAGTTGACCTGAATCATTGTTTGCCCGAGCTTCGGATAGTGTGCGAAGTCTTTGAACCCTGTCACAAAAAGATTCACAGGTCTCCGCTCCAAATATACGATTCGATCTCCTCGTTTGATTTTGACATCCGTGAACTTCCCGGTTGTCGCGTCCACATCCAACAAATCAGCACGTTTCATATCGATGAACCGGAATACGACATATCCGGTTGTTCTTTCAAGTACACCTTCACGAAGCCATTCCGGATAATCAAGCTTAGCTCCAGCGAAGTAAAACGATACCTGCCCCCTTATTGTAATCTGGTCTCCAGTATTCGGAGCCGATCCCTTCCTGACTGCCTGCCTCACAGGTTCACGGGCATGGTCGTCAAAAAAGGAACTGTCACGATCGATTTGCTCGAACGTGACCCGGATAGGATGTATCAGTCTAGGTATCGGCATTTGTAAAACCGTTTTACAACTGGAACCTTCTTGGTGTACCAACATAAGCAGGCTTCCGGTACATTGCCAAAGCATTGTCAACGTCCGTCAAACCAGTCGGACTCCACTGTTGAATATCATCCCACAGACTTGAAAACTCAATTCGGTGCCTATCAGTTACCTCTTCAATGACACGACCACTTCGCATCGCGTCGATGTCACCATCCGACAACACCTCCATAGTCGTGACAACCAACTGTATGATGGCACGCCATACTCCATACGGAACAGAACCATCCTCCTCAATATACCCGAACGAACCAACAACCTTCTGATTCAAATCACCAGCCACAAACTTGTAGCCAGAAGCAGCAGAGAAAATATCAGTCGTACTTCGCTTGAGCTTGATACGAGGATTCTTTCTATCGTCATCCGGAACATAGCGGTTGTACACAGTATAGTTGTCCGTATCGACAGCATTCGTGAAGTCATCATTGATATACAATGCAGTGACATCGATGATTGGAACTGGCAACCACAGAACACGAGAACCATTCCCATCAAATTCAAGCTCGAGATCCTTCGGTGTGAACCACTGACCAACACGAGCTTCAAACCATTTCTGCCAACCAGTAGTGAGAAACAAAGCTCGATCGTCACTCAACTCTGCTACTGTGATTCCTTCATCCCGAATATCCTGAACCGTAACGTACAAATCTGTTGGAGGAGTCAACGCGGCAGGAAGCGTAACTACAAACTCAAACGCTTCAGTCTTCTCAGGATGTGAAGCCGTCTCCTTGTAGAACCAATGAACCTCATGAATACCAATCGGTTCTGCAGAAGGCACTGTCCATTCAGCAACATACTTCCCTGTGCTCAGTCGATGACCTACAGGGCAATCATTGAGATCGACAGTCTCTCGACCACTCGGAGGATACACCTGCACAAGAGCTGGAGCGCTCGTTACACGCTCATAGATAATGAATTCCAAAATGTACGGGTCTGTAAGAACACTAGAAATCTTGCACGTAACATCAATCTTCGGATTCGTGCAATCGCTAGTCTCGTCTCTCTCGATTCCCATCTCACATCTCCGTCAACTTCATTCCGTATTCAGATTCCCATGAGCCTGGACCATGAATACCAGCTTGTAGCGCTTCGATTGCAGCGGGAATGCCAGCAATTGATGCATTTAAATAATCGGCCCTTACTATAGTATACCCTTGTGCAGTCAATGCCGCTTGTACAGCAGCTTGATCCAAATCATTCAACGCAGCTATCGCAGCTTGAGTTGCTGTATGTTGAGCAAGTTGATTCGATTCATCTGCTGGATCAGCCGGTAGACGAAGATCGATAGCTGCAGTATCAGCCTCAATGTCATCGAGATGTTGATCTACCGAACCGGCTGCAGGGGCACCAATCGTGGGTGCAAGCTTCATAGCATCGCGAATCTGCTGAGACGTAAGTCCACCTGCAGCTTGCCAGGAACCAGCTCCGTGACCCTGAGTCACCTCCAGCTCTGTGTTGATCGCAGTCAGTGCCGCTGCCGTCAATGCCATGCTGTCCCCAGGCACAGCTCGACTGCTCACCATGGCATCCAGGTTCGTCGTGGCCAGCGGCTCGATAATCTGGGTGTCGGCCTCGATAGTGTCGAGGTGCTCGTCCACAGAACCCGCCGCAGCCACTCCACCAGTCGGAGCCAACTTCATCGCATCCCGAACCTCTTGCGAGGTCAACGGGGTGCCGGCCCCGGTGGTCCACGGTCCCGCGCCACCAGTCGTCTGCGTTGTCCCGTGTGCCGCTATGTCGGCGGCAGCTCGAGTCGCGGCATCCGACTCAGCCTCCCGCGAACTCACAGTGGCGTTGAGGTTCGTGGACACAAGTGGCTCGATAACTTCTGTATCTGCAAGGATGTCGTCCACGTCGCTCGGGAGGTTCGCGGCGTCCAGTTCCGCGAGCCGAGCCGCCGTGATCTCATCGAGGTTGTTCGCCCTCGCCGTCGTAATCTTCGTGTTATCGAGCGAGTCGGTGTCGGCGAGGATATCCTCCATGGTCCCTACCGCAGTTGTCGGGTCTGTCTGCGAACCGTCCATGGCCAAGCGGAAGCGAATCTGCTCCTTCTCAGCGGCAGACCAGTCAGATGCGGTGCCATCCCAAGCTCCGGTACCATGACCCTCGGTGACGGCTAGGTGCGTGTCGATCGCATCCAGTGCCGAAAGTGCAAGCTCGCTCGCCCCAATAGCATCTGCGGCGATCTCATCTGCACCAATTGCATCAGTAGCGATCTTGTCTGACGTGATAGCATCCGTAGCAATCTTGGCAGCCGTGATGGCGTTAGCCGCGATAGCGTCAGCGTCAATAGCACCAGTCGCGATGGCCCCTGCATCAATAGCGTCATCTGCGATGGCGTCCGCGTCGATGGCGTCCGTATCGATAGCAGTCGCGTCCACAACGCCAGCCTGCATGTTGCTGACGTCAGAATTCATCGCTCCGCCAACAAGGACTGCTGGAATGCGAGACTGAATATCTTGCGTGTCGGTCTCGATGTCATCAATCTGATCCATCCACTGACCAACGGAAACCTGACCTTGCTGCGGCACGTTCTTGGCGATGTTGTTGTCGTCTCTGATGATGAACTCGCACATATAATCGTCGGTACTCACGGGAGGAGTCCACACTCGATAGGCGATGCCCGTTGCCTCTGTATCGTCGATAAACGTGAGAGACTCTCGAAGGGTCGTCACTGAGCCAAGAGCCTTCCAGGAGCTGTCATCCCAATCCCACCACTGAATCGCTGATCCAGACCACCGCCATATAGCGATATCTAGATCCATCCCGTCAGTGCTATCCAGTTGTCCACCCTCGGGGTCCCCATCATGAAGCACTTCAGTGTGAAGCGGAATCGGTTGACCTGATTGGACGTGTAGCACAACGCCTCCTACGCAGTCTCAAGTAACACTCTTAGTGTACCATCGATGGGATCGGGGACTTCCTCGGTGCACAGAAAATCGTAGATACCCTGCGAGAGCACTTTGTATTGATACAACCCGTTTTGCATGACCAATCCATAGAATGCCGGCGTTGCCATGAAATCGTCAAGCGCCTGCTCGAGTGTCGCTCCGCCAGCAACGAAGGCATCCTGCGCTCCTGGCTGTCCAGCGAAAGCGACCATCGCTGCCTTCATCAGTTGAGTCAGACCCGGCGCCCACATTGAGCCCGATCGAGTGAAGCCATCGTAGGGCTGCACGGTCCCCGTCGAGCAATCTGGACAGGTTTCGCCAAGACCCCGATCCTGCCACGCCAGGCATGCTGCGTCGTCGCACCGTCCTAGGGGCGGTCCGTCACTTCGAGGGTCACCACCTGGCAGGGCCGGGCGAGCGTGTGGATTCATGCCGTTGCTGATCCGGTAATACTGAGCGATGGCGTGACTCTCGGGGTCCATCTGCTCGACGAACACGGGCGGATCGCCGACCTCTCGCCCCCAAACGACGAAGACATCGACATACTGATGATTCATTCCGGGCGCGTGCTTGCAGAGGTTATTTTCAATCTCGATCCTCATGGTGCGCGCCATGTCGAGCGTGACGGACTGTTTAGGTTGCGCGAGTATTACGGGCATTCCATGCCTCCGATGTCTGGCGGTAGACCTCGACGGTCTGCGCCGCTATGTTGTTCCAATCGAACCTGGGGTCCTTCACTCTCTTCAGACCAAGCCCAGAGTAGATCTGTTGTCCCGTTTCGTTGTCTAGGAACCACCGCAACGCGCTGGCAATCGCCTTCGAGTCCCTCGGTGGGATAATCATGGCGTAGTCTGTCTTGCCATCGCTGACGATTTCACCGAGTCCATTCATCGTCGTCGCGATGAGAGGTGTCCCCATTGCCATCGCCTCGAATGCGACGATTCCAAATGGCTCCGTTGTCGAAGGCATGATTACGCACTGAGCTGCGGCGTAGAGGTCCTGCAACTCCTGGTCGCGTTGGAATCCGAGCCAGGCGAGTCGCTTGGGATATTTCTTCTCAAGCGCTCGTATCCACTGCGTGACGTACCAGTCCTCTCCACCGACGTCGGCATTGACCTCGCCTGCGATGACGACCTGATATCCCGTGTCTTCGTCAGACACAGCTTGGAGGATGTACTCGATCCCTTTCATGGTGGCGATTCGACCAACGAAGAGAGCAATGGGTCGCCATCCGATCTTGTCGTGGGTCTCTCGGGCCCGCCGAGCATCACCAGCCCCTGGGTGCCAGTCTCCGCAGTCGATACCATTTGGAATCATGAACGGGCTTTTTTGCCACATCGAATTGATTTTGTAATACTTTTCCGACATCTCGCAGTAGGCATGCGAGCACAGGATCAGCTCATGCGTCTCAATGTTGAGCTTCCCCTCCTGATTTGCCGTCCAAGCATCGCACTCGAGACCGGCTGCCTCTTGGACGATGATACTCTCTCGGATCTTCTTTTTCTGGTTCCGAGTCAGCGGTTTGGCTTCTTTTTTCACGAGCGACTCTTGGTATTCCTTGAGCAGCACCTTGGTTCGTTTTGGGAGCTTCATGGGCTTGTCGAGATCCCACAGGGATCGCATGCACAGGTGCATCGTGCCAACGATAGGCAATTCGAGCACGCGCGATGCCATCTGTGCAACCTGCAGGGAACTCCACTCGTGAGCGTGGATCACGTCCCACTTATAACCAGAGTTGACCATCTCAAGGAGGCGCGAAAGCCACATCACATCCGTCTGGAAGACCGACCGTATGCTGGGAAATCGGCCCTTCTGCGAGGCAATCACATCCCACGTCCACTTGCGGTAACCGTGATATTCCACAAATGGTTTGTGCTCGTCATGCTCATCGAGCTTTGCAGGGCATGCCGTCAAGAGGTCGATCTCGACGTCATCCCGCTGGGCCATGTGGCGATAGAGTTCCCGGATGTGCCGGCCCATCCCGCCAAGCAACATCTCGGGATCTTCGACGCATATCGCTAGAACTTTCAACACTCCGGACATATCCACTCCCCGCCTTCGTATCGCCAGCCTCGATCTTTGAATGCGTTCGCCGCAGCGCCGATGCCAAAAGTCAATAGATTGCCAGACTGGACGAATTGACCTTCGATGCGCTCACACGTTCCACATTGGACGTAGTACGTGTCCGGCTGTCCAATCGGCTTACCGAAGTCCCTCCCGAGCTTGAATACCATTATCCGATGATTCCTATCTGACCGTAGGCAGTGAGTGTGTAATACGATCCGCCATAATTTGTGAACACCATTCTACAAACCCTCGTGCTCGGTCCAGTCTGATAAAGATATGCATCTGTTAAGGCAACGTATTGCCCCGAGGTAGTCCAGATTCGATGACTAATATCGAGCGCGTTGGCGACTTTCGAGAACACGCCAACATAAGAACCATTTCGCCAATTCGTTGGTCCACCAAATGAGATTCCAGTCGCTTCGAGCCACGCCGTTCTTGTCGCTGTCCAGTGACCACCTCGTTGACCACCGACGTCATTGGCCTGCCAGCCTGAAACCAGATCAATCGTCGCAATGTTTGCATCGAATGGCACAGCGACGTCCCATACACCAGGACCACCCGGAAGCGGCTCGATCTGCTGCACGACGTTTGAGATCGGGATGATGCTCGGCCTAAGATGATGCTGCTCTGGCAGGATGTTTGTCGCAGCCGAGTGCTTGAAAACGTGCCGTATTGGTGATTGTGCCAGCATCACTTTGCCCAGCAAAGACCCCAACAGCGTAGGGTCCGATTTGACCCCGCACCATTATTGAAGAGGATGACCGTCTCGTCTCCGTCGAGGTAGAGATCCTTGAGTCGAATAGAGGTACCAAAAACAGCCTGTGAGAGATACGCATCACCATGAAGACGCATAAATGAGGCGATATACAAATAGGTGCCGCTACCAGAAACATGCTCGGAGCCGCTCTGTGCAGGTGTCTGCGTTCCTGACGCCCACGCTCCAGAGCGACCACCCTGAAAGTACAAATTGGACCCTGCAAGGCACGCCTCGGTGATGATGTGGTTGTCTCGATTCCACTGAATCCGAACCTCGTAGTCACCAGGTGAAATCGAAGTGCCATTGATTATGAGCTTCTCAACCTCGGCTTCCGGGTGATGATCGTCTGGCTCGATGACGAAATAATCGTGGTCAGTAATACCTCGTGGAACTCGTGCCTTGCTCATAGTAGATCAGCCTTTCCACGAATCCAGATGAACGCAGAACCACCAAACTGATTGTGCATCCTGAGCCGAAGGACTGCGCCTATAATCCAGCAGTCCTGAATCGCGATGTATCGCGCTGATGAGCCCGTATTCGAGTCGTAAACGTAGTCAGTCAAAACCGCTGCACCTTGGAGCTTCGAGAACGATCCGTTGTACTGCCGATTGGCTGAAACGGACCGGGCACCATGACCCACTGCATCAGTCGTAACCATACCAACTTCGAGTGAGTGACCCTCGTATCCAGACGATGATGGCGTTATGTAGACAGCCGCCTTCGGCCCGTGCACTTGAACATGGGCTCGCTGGTAGTCGGATCGGGGAAGTGTGATATCGAGGTCATGCGTCGAACCTGGCGGGATAGAGACGACGCCGAGAGAGGAGATGCTCACCATGGTAGGCGCAGCATGATGATCGTGGAGCCCGCCATCTGGTGGGTGGATCAACCCATCTGTACCTAGACCGACGCTCATCTCTTGCCGTTTCGCCTTTCGGCCCGCTTGATTATGGCACGTATGCGGGTTCGCTCGCCATCTGTGAGTTCGTGGGCATCATCCACCGCATCATCGATGTCCGGTTCCGGCATTGCAGCTTGAACTTTCTGAGGTACAGCTCGAACCTCTTTGATGAAAACTTGCCGATCCGCCGCACTGGCTTTCTCAAGTGCTTGAAGGTGAACCTCGTGCCGCGTAACATTGCCCTTGATTGCTTGCCTTTCAACCTGGGCCGCTCTGGCATCGCCATTCGATGTGAGCGCCCACCCGATAGTTATCGAAACTACCGTCACGATGAGACCACCCAGCCACCACCGCCACTTTGACAACCCTGCTATTTCTCGTTCTTGCGCTGAGATCGATCCAGTCGCTATAGCGATAGCCAGTGTGTTGGACCTTATGGTTTCAGACTTGTCGCACTGGTAGTCGAGTGACGGTCGATCTTCGAGTGACTTCACTCGAGCTACAGTTGCCTTCTGTCGCTCGGTCAAACGGATAACTCCATCTCGAGCTTCGGTGGCTGCCTTCGCAACAGGTGGTAGCTGTTCTTCTTGAATTGAAGTGACACGACCTTCAATACGACCAACGGCTTCAGTCAGTAAACGAAGATCGGTGGTAGGAATCGGAGTATGTTTTGGGTTAGATGGCAATTTGTAACCTACTTTCCCATCAACTTCGACACAAAATCAATAAAATTATATTATTCAGTGAAGTTTATTACAACTCTGCCATCAGAAAAATACAGAGTCGTTTGAAGTATTCTCTTACCATATCTCATGTTGACCCTTTCACCCTTGACCATACCATTCTTAGACAGAAACTCTATCCAAATCCTAGTATTCCTACCCTTCAAAGGTGGAAGGTCTGCGCGATGACCTTCTCTGTCCAAAATTGACACACGACTAATACCGCGTTGATTATATGGATGATCGATAGCTTCCCGATCCCGCTGAACCGCAGGGTCGAGTTTCAGAGTTGTACCATTCGTGAGATGGACAAGAATCACTTCAGTTCCAGAACCTCAAAGCGAGGATCTTGCTTGAAGTAGTCAATCTTCTCTCGACCTGATACTGGAAAGGTCCTGCCCTTTTCGTAGTTACGTCCATGTCGAGTCAGAGAAGCACAACCGACAAGAGTAACTTGAGCACGTGCGACCACCTTCACAGGCTTCTCGACCTTCGGCTCTTCAACCTTCGGAGCCTCTGGTTCGTCCGTTGTCACCTCTGGTTCGTCCGTGGTCACCTTCGGCTTAGCCTTGCGTGGCTGTCGGACCTTCTTCGTTTTTGGCTTCGCCATTGCTACTCCTCCGATGACGTTGTTGTAAAACGGGTTTACAACTTAGAGTGGCGAGGACGAGGGGACGGAGGGGAACCCACATCCCCTCGAGCCTCAACCACAACCCATCGTCAACTCAGGTCTAGTTGAGACCAATGTTGATTCCCTTGACGATCGCAGTGACCTCTTCGATGTTAACCGAGAGGCGAGTCGTGATCGCGAACTGCGTGACACCACGATAGATGTCTCGGTCGCTCTCGATCATGATGTCGCGTCCGATCGCCATGATGAGGTTCTGGAAATCGGTCAGGAGCAACTGACCAGCCGTCTCGAACGTCACCTTGAACGTACCACCGGCATTCAGCGCACCACCACCAACGGACGTGATTGTTCCGTTGGTGCGGTCAACCGTGTAGTCCGAACCAGCACCCTCGACCATCGGAGTTGTCGGAGTGCTACCGAGCGTGGTCGCTGTGATGACGACCGTCGTGCCGATGGGTGCATACCCGAGCGACACGGTGTCGGGCGCAGCGACGAACACGAGATGCTTGACCACACGCGGCTCGCTCTCCAACAGCGGAATGCCGATGAGCGGAACACCGTATGGAGTCAGTGGCGTCTGACTCTGGTTCGCGACATCACCCTGTTGCGTCTGTCGTGCTCCGACCTTCTCACGGTGAAGCTGCTCGTGATCGAGAGACGCGAGGAATCGGAGATTCGGTCGAACGCGACGGAACTTGGTCGGCATTCGGTTGATCATCCGAGAGAAGATGCTCGACGAGATGTCGTTGCCCTCGGCGTCGTAGATGTTTCCACCGTCCGCGACACGAAGCCATCCGTCGAACTGCGCGATGAAGCTGTCCTTGATCACGTCGGTCGCATGCCCACCCTCGAGCAGGTCAGCCTCGACACGTGCCGGTCCGAGTACATCCCCTGTGATGCACAGCTCTTCGAGGTCATTTCCGGTCTGAGTCGCCATGAGCCGTGTCACGGTGTCTTCGACCTTCTCACCTTCGATGCACTGATCGGGGAAGTTGTCGGAGATCTCGAAGGGCGTCATCTGATCCTTCGGGGTCAGCTCGATCTTGGAAGTCGTGACACCACGGCGAATCTGCGGAGCAGAAGCTTCCGACTTCGGCACGGTGACACGAGTACCGACACCGATCTTGTCGATCTGCATCGTCTCTTGGCTGAAGCGGACGACTCGAACCTGCCCCTTCAACATCGTAAGATCGATCACGTAATCGATGAACTGATCAGACTGCTTCGGAGAAAGCTTGCCAGCAGTCGCCAGTGCATCTGTCGTGATGACCGCCTTCTCAATGATCTGCTCATTGGTCATTGCACGTCCCATTTATCTGTCCTCCTATGGTTCCAGTCATAGTGGCGACTGGCTGAACCTACGTTACTACCGCTTGACCGTGCCTTGCAGGTGCGGTGGCATGATATTGGTGAAAATCGAATCATCGCCACCCTCCGGATTGGAGGGGGTTTTCGTCTCATCCGGGCCTGAACCCTTCGAGACGGGACGAGCACGCTCCATCTTCTCGACTTTTTCAGTCGTCGAACCGAGATCCTTTTCAATAGTCTCGAGTTTCTCAGCGATTGGAGCGACAGCTTCGGAGATCACACCCTTCATCAAATCAACCATCTCTTTGTTCGAGTTGGTTTTTTCGACTGGTGCATCGTCCGACGAAGATTTCTCCTCTTCTTCGTCTTCCTCTTCCTCGGCAGCCTTCTCCTCGGCGGCAGATTTCTCTTCTGCACTCATCTCTTCCTCTTCCTCCTCTTCCTCTTCTTCGGGTGCCTGACTCTCCACGGCACCCGAGCCCAACATATCCTCGAGCTTCGCGGCTCGCACGAGGATGTCAACTGCTTCTCCGAGCTTCCACCGGAGATCGTAGTTGTCCATGCTCTTGGCAGCCTCGGTATCGAGTGCGAGCGATTCCATGACAGAATTGAGCTTCTCTGTTGCGGTACCGACCTGCTTCTTGACTTCGACCTGATCAAGATCGATCTTCTCCGCAGACTTGGCCACCTCTGCAAATTTGATGGTCATCTCGTTGTCCTCCTGTGGTCCCTCGACCGACTTGCTGACCTCCTCCAGAATCTTACGCGCCTTGGCTTGAAGCTCGTCTCTCAAGGATTGAGACAGATTGGACTGCGGAATCCTGGCGATGGCATTGCGCAGATGCGGGAGATCGATTTTTCCATTCTCATCTTTATATGGAAACTTACGGTTCGTTCGCGGAACCGTCTTTCCGTCTTCGTCTTTCTCTCCACCCGATGCGATGTACAAGAATGCCGAATCCGGGAGATCGTTTACGTACGCAGTCGACCAAACCGCTTCCTCGATTTCCTCGGTTTCTTCATCAGCACTCTTTCCGATGACTGCATTGAAACCATCAATGACAGTTTCAAGCTCATCCACAAACTCAGATGGAATATCGTCACCTTCATCACTGAGAAGTGTCGAGACAGATGCAGCAAGCTTCTCGCCAACAACATCGAGCATGCTCACCATCTTGTCACGCTTCGCTCCAGACACCTTTGCGTCCGCGAGTCGATTCCCACCAGCTTCAATGGACTCACCCATGTCAGCAAGTTCATCTCGCGTACGAGAAAGCATCGACATGATCGGAGATGGAATGTCAGAGTCTTCATCAGTCTCGGCCTGCATGAGCCATTCACGTGTTGACTCGAGCCGATTGAGGATTCCCTGTGCGAAACTGGCGATTGCCGCCTTGAGACTTTCATCTTCTGCGGAAGCTTCGGAAGTTCCTTCCTTGCTCTTCGCAATGAAAAAGAACTGAGCGTTCGCCCCTTCGTCAACAAGCGATACCTTGGTCGGACGAATGTTCGATAGCTCTTTATCAGGTGTGTTCTCTTCTTCCGTCGCCATCTCAAATCCTGTTACAAGTTATACTAGCGATCGAATGGTTCAAGCAAGTGATTCGTTATGCTGCCATAGACAGAATCTTACGCAACTCTCGAACTCTTGCAAGTCCAGCAATCGACCAACCAGTGTAATCACCAGATTTCACCTTACTCCACAGTGTATCAGAAATGATACGGGCGTACAGAATCCAAGTCCCCTTTGGAAGGGTAATTGTCTCTGTTGATTTCGATGGATGTTCTTCATCGTCAAGTGCCGGTACGTCAACAGTATACGTCCGTTCTTCGTCCAACACAAAGCTTTGTACTGGACGAATAGAATTACGGACGACTTCACCATCATGCATAACATCCATGCCGTGGTCATCGTCCTCGTACATATGCTCTAAGAAATAATACGCAGCAGCACGTACAGTTTCCTCATCATAAATCTCTTCGTGTAGATCCGTAACACCCGGAACAAGCACAGCCGATGCAACAATTCTATCTTCCAAATTCTTGCGAATTGGAACCATCTTGATAATGTTCGATGGAAGATAATCCTCGACATTGATGACGACACCTTCCGACTTCGCTATCTTGACAGTATCCTCGAACGGCTCGTAACTCGATACTCGATATCCATATGTACTACCAGAACCAGCACCTTCTGGTAGTCCATGCAACTTCTGCATGAAATCATAGTCATCAGAAGTCATCTCAAATGAATGCCCGAGCTTGACAGCTCCAGTGATTTGTCCATCTGACATGACAAAGAATGGCTTCGTACTCGAATTCTCAATGCTCTTACTGAGCACGAGCATCTTCAACGAACCATCAAGCACTCCATCAGCAGACGACTTCTCAAGATTCAACGCCTGAAATGGTTGCTTATCTTCGTTGTCAAGAAAACTACCGGGGAATCGAGCCGGGGCTGCACGTCCACCATCGTCAAGGTCAGAAGATGTAATGGTCATGACACCACTCCTTGTAAAACGGTTTTACAACTACGCTGCCATCCGATTCAAGAATGAGAGAAGCTCAACCTTCTCATCGTTGGTAAGCGTTCCTTCCTGCTCATTACGAGCAAGAATGTTCATCACGGTAGGAACTATCGACTCCCCAGCAGACTTCTCAGTCGCCTCGTCCACGAATCCCTGTGCAGCAGCATTCGCCTTCGCAGTCTCACGTGCCATCGTAAGAGAGAACGGAAGATCGGGATTGATCTCAATCGGTGGCTCCGGAAGCTCCATGTTCGTAACATCCTCAACAATCCGAGTAGCGGTGCGAGGAGTAAGACCACCACCACGCTCACCAGTCGCAAGCAACTGTGTCAGCTCATAGTTATCAGTCACGTTCGGTCGATTGCTCTGGAACACAACACTTGCAAGACCAAGCCTCGCGATGATGGTGTTCGTAAACATACGATCGATCATATCGCGTTCCGGACCGAAGATCTGCTCCTCGGCCAGCTTCCTACTTGCTTCAGCGACAGCACGGTTGTAGTCCTCTGCACGTCCAACGAAAATTGGAGGAAGTCTGAACGCACGACGAATCATGTCGTTGTTCATCGTGATGTAGTTCTGGAACAGAGCATCTGTATGTTGATCCTCTGTCAGAGACTTCAACTCCAACTTCATGGCAGCAGGGTCTTTCATACCCTCGCCAATCGGTTCAGCTTCAATGAGAAGTATGGTCGCGTAGTTCTTGTTCCCCTGCACGCGCTCTTCTATGAATTCCTGCATTCTATCGACAGAGCCATCAGTCACAGCAACATTCGTCGCCATGAGTGCCATCGCAGGAATTTGGTTGTTGTCGAACGTGACGTAGTTGATCTCTTCAGCGGCACGCACACCAAAGATAGCGAAGAGATGCCCAATCCACCGTGGAAGTCCATATGGACTACGTGGAGAGTAGAGCTTCAGATGGATAACTTCGTGAGCCAACTCCTCTTGTGGTGTTCCTTCTGGAGCTACAGTTCCATCCTTCGCGAGGATATCTCGAGGATCGCCCCACTCTTTGAAGAAGACTGTCTCGAGTCCGTGTTCACGAATCTGAACGAAGCGACGAAAATACTTCGACGTCGGAAACTGCTTCATCGACCACTTGTTTTTACCGTCACGAACAGGACGTGGAACCTCATATGGAGTCTGCTCCTTATCCTGTCTACGAAGACGAGTAGTCCAACTCGGAAGATGACCTAGACCCGCTGGCTTATGTAGATCTGAAATGGTTGGAATGACTTCGATGTACGCATTCCCCGTGGTCTCGAGATCGTTACGAAGACGAGAACGCAATTCGTCGAGCGTTCCTATCTCCTGATCGAGCACTGCGTTCTCAAAGAAGTTTGTCGCCTCGGCAACCTGATCAAGAACGTTATCCGGAATCTTGTCGTTTGGATCGTGTGTGTTCTTACGTGGAGTAACGCGATTGCCCAGCTTCTCAATGTTGACGCTCATCGCATCAAGAGCTGGACCAAGCTCAGCACAATTCTCACGCATCGTTGAGAGCGTGAACATGGAGAACGGAGGTTCAATGATTCCGTCCTTGCCATACTTCCCAGCAAATGGATCGTCCCCAAGTGCCTTTGACGCTGCACGCTCGACGCTTTTCTCTGCTTTGATTACACGAAACTTCAAGACCGGCTTGATTCGCTCCGATGCTCCCTTGACCTCGCCTTTTGGTTTATCCGTCTCTGCGGCTGCCATACTAACCTCCAAAGAGACCAGGCTCTTTCGTCCGCTTGTTTCGACGCCTACCGCCTCTTACCGCACCCCATACTGCAATGTAAAGAGCATCGAACAAATCTTTCAATCTCAAATGCGGAAAGCCAGTCAATTGCCCCTCAAGTTTAGCCGACCGGCCCTTTCTATGGAATACCTTGTGTCGTTCATAGTACCAGGAGAAGGCTTCGGCGCGTGTAACCTTGTCCTGTGTCGTCCAAATTGGCTTGACTCTTACATCCGGAAAATCCTCAGAAACACTCGAATGTAAAGCTTCTTGATATGCATTCGATTCGAGATACGTTCGTATAGGGTCCCACTCATCATACATCTCGATGAGAAGTTTCTTTTGTCGATTGAATGAATACCTACCAGCAAGATAATCAAGAACATATACGTCAAGAAGACCTGGTACAATCCCGACAACCATAACAGCGAATTCATCATTTTTAGTTTTCTCAGAAATCGCAAGGTCAGCAGCCATCCAAACTTTCAAATCAAGACGCTTGACAAGATCCTTTGGATTCTCTTCGTAGTACCTGAAGTCATCGCTATCGAAATAGTCACCACGTAACATCTCAATGCGATTCTGATACTGAGCCTCGAAGTCACCCTGTGGCATACCTTCGCGACGTTTGAGAAGCTTCTCGGATGGGAATCCTTCCTCATCCCAAACCATTGCATTCTCAGGAAGGGAGAATGTTCCGTCTTCATTCTCCTCGAGATCGACTGTTTCTCCGGTCGTCTTATCGAACACACCCGGAAGAACCATGTACGAATTCCTGTAGTACGGATCTTTCGTCGTCAGATGTCCATACAAGTCTTCCGGATGGTAACGAGTACCAAGAACACGAATCTCTCCATTCGCCTTCAGACATGGAAGCAACGACTTGTAGTAGAACTTCATTACCACTTCACGTTGCGTTTCAGTCTTGGCATTCTTCTCATCAACCAGATCATCACAGATAATCAACTCAAAGTGCTTGGAGACAACAGCACCATCTGCACCTGCAACGTGAAACGTATGCTCCTTTTGTCCAGGTTCCCGACCTTTGATACTCGCAGCAGTCTCATCCCACTTCTTCCCCTGAAGCTCTCCAAAGACTTCAATGAACTGTGGTCGCTCAAAGTGACCCTTGATAGCTGAAAGGAATGATTTGGATTGTTCGAGTGCTCGAGATGCGATGAGGATATTGATATTCGGATTTTGTAACGCACGCATAATCGCGTAGCAGATATCACATGCGGTTGACTTACCAGAGCCACGTGGACCAAGAAGAAGTCCACTGTCGATTCCATTCTTTTTCAGAGTCGCAAAGAAATCAATAAACACTCGATGGTGTGCAGACACACGAAGACCAAGCAAACGCATGAGTACGTCAAGTCTCGAGTCTTCAATTACGAGACGACGAATCATCTCTTTCTGCATCGTGTCCACTTCAAGGATCGATGCGATGATCCTGTCGCGTTCGCTACGTCCAGTTGTATGCTGATCTAAGTGCTTCGCATACCCATCTGTGATGATGTCAAACTGTCGCGGTCTCCTCCCAGGCTTCTTCGTTGGGACTCTCGGAGAATTCCGCGTCGATGATCGCGTCCGCTTCTTCGTATGCGTTGACTGTTGCATTTTTCAATATGTTGCTATAGCCATCTGGAAGCCTCTTTACTTCCTGAATCGTATCTTCGAACCACTGCATTCTCTCACGGAAAAGATCACGCAGTTCATCTGTCGGCATTACGGTCAAATTCAACTCGCCAAGGACTCGAATATCCCTAGCTCGTTTCTTCACGATACCAAGGTCCTGACCCATGGTCATAACGTCTTTATAGATTTGAGCCTTGGCTTTGATTGCACCAACTACCCCAGAAGTTTTAGGGTCGGCACTCATATGCGAATTGATGAAGTCGTCAAGCTCTCGTGAGCATTGTTCCATTCGAAGCATGTAGTAGTAATAGCGATGTGCAGTACCCATCTCCGCAAACTTGCTACCATCATGTTCAAGTAGACGAGCTTCAACTTGATCGAAAATGGAATCGTCTATACCCAGACGAGACTTGATCTCCTCTCGTGACAAACCTTCCGCAATAAAAGCGCGAAGATACGTAACAGCAGACCTATACCACTTCTTACGTTGGTTCTCATTTACATTCACACGATACGGACTCAACGGAACAAGGTCACTCGATAGGTATCTCGAGCGCTCATGAGTCGTATCAACACGAGTTTTAGAAGTGATGCTTTTCGTCTTTGATTTAGACGTTGGCTTCGACTCCTTCTTCCCCTCTTGCTTTGGCATACGCACACGCATTGTTCAATAACTATACAACTCTAATGATCAACTTCAAAGTCAATATCATATAATCCACACATGAGCGCATTACTGAGATGGGTTGGCTCCAAACAATGGATACGACATGACATTGCTGCAATTGTACTTGAACGGATAGGCAAAAACTGTACCTATTGGGAACCATTTGCCGGTTCTGCATCCGTTCTATTCACTCTCAAGAACATCAAACAAGCGTGTATATGTGACGCGATTGAGCCACTCATACGAACCTACGAAGCTATCAAGGATGAACCCGTTGATGTGTGGTTGTGGAGCAAGAAGTTTGGAGATCATGGAATCGAATCGTACTATGAACTTCGCAACTTATTCAACGAATATCTATTCACACAAAAAACTCCAAGTTCAGAACATGAATTCGCTGGTCTGTTCATCTACCTGAATGCATGCTGTTTCAATGGACTGTGGAGACAAAATCCAGAAGGTAAATTCAATGTCCCTGTGAGCGACAGGACAAAGGTCAAGATTCCAAAGCAACGATTCTTTCTCATAGCTTCTCAGATACTTCAGCGCACAGACATACGACTTGTCGAACCACCAACCGACATATTCAATATCATCAACGAATCTCAAAATGGTGATGTCATATTTGCCGATCCTCCATACTACGGATCGTTCGACGGATATGATGGACTACTCATGACAGGAGAAGGATTCCACGAACGACTCGCGTCAACATTGCAAGACGCACATACAAGGGGGGTATGTGTCGTAGCAATGAATTCAGATAAACCATTCGTCCGGAAGTTATACCGCGACTGGTGTCGTATCAAGACAATCGAACGACACCAAACCATCGCAAGTACAAAAGAAGGTAGGGGGGAATGGAAACAAGTAATGATGGTGGGACAGTGATCTGTTCATTATGCGAAGAAGAATACCCAAAGACTGAAACGAAACTCGTGTACGGAAATGAAGTTTACAAACTCTGTCATGCGTGTTCAGAAGAATACATTCAGGCTTTGGAAAAGATAGATCGTCAACTATCACAGACGAAAGTCAAGAAACTGAAAACATGGCTAAAGGAGCGCAGAGCTGTAAAACGGTTTTACAAACGTCAACTAGTTCTGCCGATAAAAGAGGGGAATTAGAATGAGGGTAAGGGGAATACGAAAGCCAGCCACAACATGGGGTTTCATAAACTCAACAGCTAAAGACAGAATACTCTGTACTAACTGTAGTAATAAAGAATTACCAGACTCCTGTCCCAGATTCAGACTGACAACTAAACAGAAAGATGAACTGATAGCTATAAACTGTAACTTTTACTCCGACCAAGCTGACGGCGAAGCCATATAATTATCTCAGAATGCCAAAGACCCTTAGCATCAGAGAAGCTCGGAAGATCCTAGACTTAGACACGAGCGCAAGTGCGAGTGAAATCAAAATAAGATTTCGAGAACTAGCAAAAAAACATCATCCCGATCGCGGAGGTGATGCACATGAATTCAACCGTATTCGAGAAGCATACGATGTGCTCGTGAATACACCAGTAGATGACATCGCAGCAAATGACGTTGAACAAATGATATTCGACGAAATATTCAATGACTGGTTAGGAGCACAAGACGATGGCGTTCGTGAAACCGTCACCAAACAGCTCAACGAGCTGGAGAACAAGAAGATATAGAGAAACGTTAGCCGCAAAGGAAGAAGACAAGCTATGGGAAATCATCGAAACCTTCATCGACTCTGGTGTCATGAAGCCCCGATCCCAACTTCGATTCTTCAAAGCAATCGAACAATTCACAAAAGCTGTTCACATCGAACGTGTTCGATGGAAACAAATGAAAGAATCAAAGCTTCAACCACAAATCGATATCGTTGTACAAGAAGCATACAAACGATACGATATAACAATAAACGAATTGCTCAGAGGATTCAAAAACCCATCCTCAAAACCAAATCTTATGAAAGCTCGCAAATTCGTAGCAACAACTCTCGTATATGAAGTCGGTCTAACAAGAAAGAGAAGTGCAATTATGCTCGGAACATCCACACATAGATTCGTTCAATGGTTGAATTTAGATGTCAACATTGATTGAGAAGGGTCCGCGACCCTCAATGACTGAAGCAATCAAAGCCAAGTGCTTCGATTGTACAGCAGAATTCTACGATGGGCGTCGAGACTGTGGAATTCCACGGTGCCCACTACATTCACGAATGCCATACCGAAGCACTCCATCCAATTTCGATTGGCTCTGGGGTCCATGGAGTGAGAAACACCGCAATATTCTCGCGAAGCTCGGGATGACGGCGGACGAATATATCGAGAACGTTATCACGGTCGGAATGACAGCAAAGGGAATCCCGAAATACAAAGCCCCATTGAGCGACATAATTCGAGCCAAGTGCTTCAGATGTTGTGGTGACTACAGTCAAGAGTGTGTGACACTCATCCCACTTCGCTACGTTGATGTGCTAAAGAAGGGCAGCAATAAAAAGTCCAGGCGACTCGAGAAAGCTCAAGGTCCTTTCGCAAAAATCAACGGCAAGCAACACAAAATCATCGTATCAAACAACGAAGCTGGAAAGGTCGCATGTAGTACACCTGGTTGTCCGTTGTTCTGGTGGACGCCATATCGAAAAGAGATTCCAGAATACGATTGGTTGTTCGAGTCTGACTACACAAAGAAACACCGACTCGCAATTGCAGCACTCGGACTGAGCGAAAAAGAATACGTCCGCCGTCTACTCGTTGAGAAGTCACTATGATTGACGATGGATGGCACCACGAATTCCAAGAATTCGATGACCTTCCTGATACGATGTTCATGTTATACTTCAAGAACATCTCCGGGAAGTGGTCATTGAGACCGCGTATCTTTCTCACCCGTGATATGGCCGAGTACATCGGCTCATTCTTTGAGCGACCTACCTACATCGTTCCCGTTACAACTCACACCCCTGAGCTACATCCAAATATGAAACTCACAAAAGTACGCATGCCGAAAACAAAGAAGGTCAAAAAGGTCAAAGTCAGAAAGGTGAAGGTTCCGAAATGAAAAAGATCCAAACCGATTGTGTGACGATCTACGACTTTCGTGATAATCGCGACAATCCACCAGAGCCAAAAAGAAAATATAAACGTCGAGGCAAGGTCGTCGAACGCGATCCATCGACAATCATAGGAGTCACCATCCACCAAACGGCTGTCAAGTATGGCATACGTGAATATCAAATCCGAGCGGCTGGTGGAGATCGAGATCTGGCACTGGCACAGCGAGCACTGCGTGTTGCATGTCACGCAATGTCATTTCACGACGGATTCGTTTCGATGACCAACCCTCTCACTTGGTATGTCTATCACGGCAATGGATTCAACGCGACCGAACTTGGTCTTGAAATCGATGGAAACTACCCAGGTCTCATCGGTGGACAGACTTGGAATAAGAAAGCTGCCACCAATACCACAGACACAAGCATCCGAGCAGCACAAGTAGCTCTCAGGCAACTCGTGGAAGACGGACGTGAGATGGGAATGCCCATCGAATTCATCCATGCTCATCGACAATCGTCTGCAACTCGACGTTCAGATCCAGGTGAAGAACTTTGGAACCGAGTCGTCTTGGACTTTGCTGTTCCGGTTCTCGGATTGAAAACTGAACCAGGACACACACTCAGGAAGGGTCGACCAATCCCATTGGAATGGGACAAGGATGGAATAGGTTCGTACTAGCGATTCTCCCACTCGTGAACTAACTCCACATCTCCATCGGTCAATCCGCAGTTCCAGGCAGGTGGACTTGACATGCAGGAACCAAGATCCAAACTATCCTCATCGTGATCAAGACCGAGAGTATGGCCAAGCTCGTGAAGAAAGCGATCTCGAAACGTTTGTTCGTCATATGCATGCTCGTAGTCAATGACGATATCCGCGACCCAGATACCACCAGTTTCATCCCACGTTAGATCCGCGATGCCACCCGGACCAGGCTCTTCGAAATCCGGATCAGGAAGCGCCCCAATCCATACGAGAATGACGCCAGACCTATCAACATCATCTCGAGCCTCCATCTCATAGAACCTATCCTGATTGATTTCACCATCGAACACCTCCAATGGAGCCAGCCAGTTGTTCATGAGATTGAGACACTCATTGAATGTCGCAGGATGCTCTATGCTGTCGTCACCGATCACTGTCCATGGAAGAACGCTTGGTCCTATCTCCAGACCGTTGATCGTCATCCGTCCGTTGTCCAGACTCTCCAGACGATTCTGTTCGCAATCCGAGGCACTCAACAGGCACAGACAAACTGTTGCGAATGCGATCCATGCAATGTTCTTGGTACTTCTCGAATTCATGGTCTTTCTCCAACGGCTCAATTGGTTGCCACTTGAACCATGGTTCCCATCTCATTTGCCTTCATCCTCGTCTTCTGACGGTTGAGACAAAGTAGCTTCAATCATCGGCTCGATTGAAGTACCATCCCTCCTACCAAAAAACTGTCCGATGATCGCAGAAATGTTCGTGAGTGCATGAGCACCAACATTGAACCCGAAAACTGTGAGAATGAAGTTGATGGCTTGTTCAGTCGTGACCGTCAGTGTACCAGTCAACACGAGCGCAAGAAACGCACCGACAGCAATCAGTGCATAGTAGAACTTCACCGATTTCCAGAACGGCTTCTCTCCATTTTGCTTCTCAGCCATTTGAATCCTCCCCGTAGAAATGATTGTGCGCTTTGACTTCTGCACGAAGTCTTGCCATCTTCGTCTTCGTCGGTCCAGGCCAAGCCTTGGAGATCTCCTCCCATTCCTTATCGGGAAGATTGACGATGTATCCGACGAATTCTCCTATCGCCGGAAGAGCGCTTGCAACCACCTCGAACAACTTCCCCCAATTCATGATGACTCTCCCTCGCATTGAATCAGCGTACACAAGCTATCAAGCTGAGCTTGCATCCCATCGGGTGTATCAAGGCCAAGATCACCGCACAGTCTAAGCACCGTACGTCCATGATCAAGAACACGTCTAGCCCAATACTGCCAATCAGATTCGCCCCGTTGTCCAGCTTCAATGTCCTGATAGACGTTCTCAAGCTCTTCCAACGATGTCCTGAATCCAGTAATGGCAACCTCGAGCTGCATGTACTCACTCATACACTCACGCCAAAACTCCATGCCCTCGGCACCACTACCAGCAGGATGACCAGCAGCTTCAGCTCGTTCGATGCAGACGTCACCATGATTCTCCAACCGTGGTGCAATCTGCTCGTCGGCAAGCCTACCAGCCTCCCGTACGCCCATGTGAACTTCTCGGATGGTATCCATGGCATTGTTGCAGCTCGCGCCCATGGCAATGAACGCAAACGACAACAACACCAGCATCATCGCCAGTGTACGCATGATTTCCCCTCTCAGTTGTAAAACGGTTTTACAGTTACTCTCTACGAGTACGCAACGATGTGAACGACGTCGCCATTGGCGAGGTCAGTACCAAGACCAACTTCCAATTCAGTCCCACTAATTGCGAATGTGTCTGCGGTGAACGTAACCGGAACATCAGATGAGTACGCTGTGACTTGAATTGACGTTGGTGTGAATGTGAGTGGAATACGAAGGGGACTCGCAGCGATGATCGCTGTCGTGATCGTGACCTTCGTCGCACACATCTGCTGTTGAGCCGAAGCTTTACCAGCGAGTGTGTTCATGTTGACGTCGCCATAGTCGGCTGCCCAGTTCGTGCAACCTGAAGCATCGATACCGATGTCCGGATCTGCAGCAGCGACAGAACCATTCGGAGCATCAGCGGAACGAAGTCTGAGAACCGTGGCGGATTCCTTGTCCCAGAGCAAGCTCTCGGTTTGACTCGCGATGGCAGCAGCGAGAAGGTTGTCGAGACTTCCTTCTGCGTTTACCGCACTAATCTCCACTTCAATATCACTGGTCGCTCCAAGTGGAGTGGTGAGGAATTGGTAGGTATCCGCACCAACATCGATAGTGTTGGTATCGGCGGGCTGACCACCCTGCGTGAGAAGCGCAAGTGCGGCTGCACCTTCGGCCAGTGTTCCCTTTGCCGCACTCTCATTGGCATCGGTGGTAAGGGTTTGGATGGTATCCTCGAGGATTGGATCACTCGGCGACTTGCGGGCACCCTTATTCAGGTTTGTCCCATTATCGTAGTGACCATCAGGGATTACCGTGGTTGTCATCTTTCCTCCTACATGGGACTTTCACGCCCATTTGTTGTAGCAATAATAATATAGTGTATCTTGCATGACAAGCAAAGGATAGATTAGACTCTATGGACATCAGGAGGATAGCATGACTCAGGTATATTCCCAAGATACTGCGTACAAACAGAAGCTCTTGGGGAATCCAACAAACGATATCCTGTTTCGATACCTCGATTCAGTTGGCAATGGTAGTGGAACGAAAGACATGGGTACCACTGTCGACGAATACTTCATCAAACCACCAGCGGGTTTCATCTACGTCATCGACAAACTACGAATCGCAGTCGTCGACAATGCTGTTCTCGTTCCAAGTGGATTTGGTGGAGCGGCAGCACTGGTAACAGGCTGCCTCATGAAGCTCCAAGCGGCAGGAAGTGAAATCGTCGACATTCTCGATCTACTCGACGGTACTCCACTCAAAAATCATGGAGAGCTTTCTGCACTCGGAATCCTCGAGATTCAAGATGGAGCGGCAAGTTGCTTCGTGCAATGTGAAGTTGACTATGCTCGCGACGGAGCACCATTGAGGCTGGACGGCGATCGGGATGAACGCATCATGTTCAAGGTTCAGGATGACTTGTCAGGATATGTGAGTGTCTACGTATCAGTAACAGGGCGGGTATTCAAGGATCTCAAGTAGGCCCGTCAGAAATCAGAAACTCGATACCGTTCATCTCCTTGACAGTGATCGTCTCAGGTATGTCGCCAATCGACATCATGTGAACATCAACATCGATCTCTTCATCGAGCAACTTCTCGAAGCCCTGCAAGTGTTTCTGCAAATCCTTGAACGCCTGGTCGTGCTTCTCCTGCAATTCAGTGAAGGCTACCTCGAATTCCGAAAGTCGTTCAGTAATCTTGTAGTTCTTACCTTGCATGACCTGATTGCCGTCGTCGTCGAGATCCGCATACTCCATGCAAAGCTCAAGACGTTCCTTCTCGAAGGCGTCCATGGACTCGGGCTTTTGATTCTGAAGCATCTCAAGGGCAGTGATAGTCCCCTTGATAGACTGCTTCGTCTTCGTAACCGAATACGAAAACTTGACTCCGCGATGATTCAACATCGACGGAGCTGTGAGCGAATTCCAAAGCTCAACCACCTGCCTATTTGTCATCTTCGTTTGCATCGTTCCCCTCTTTCTCCTCTTCTTCAATTGGTATGAACTTCAACTCAAGCCACCTGAACACATAATCCACAAGCGACTTTGCGATTGGTATATCAGAATTCTCAGTCATACCTTCAGGTGAGAACCGGGTATGAGAGAACTTTCTCACAAGAGCATCGAGTGGAATACCGTACTGCAATGCCATGGAAGTCTGTATGGCAATCGTATCGAGCAATCCATTGACCATCGATCCAATCTTGGCAATTCTGATGAATATCTCTCCTGGCGATCCATCTTCATACATACCGACGATGATGTATCCCTTGTACTCAATACCATTGTCAGCATGCAACACAAATTTATGAGTCAATGAATTCCGTTCATTAGGAAGACGATATCGCTTAGGAACTTTTCTTTCCTCTCTTTCTATCTCTATCTTTGTATCTGTATCTGTCATGGTAATCTCGTTTCGTTTTTTCGATGATGAAAACGAATGTGACTGACACTTTCGTTCCAAAAGCACTTGGGCGATCACTAGTAGACCGTATCCAAACATACCTTGCTGGTCCACGACTTGGCTCCAGTTTTGTGACCACACCCTCGAGACCATCGTACTTGCTACCAATGACACGAACCTTATCATCTGTCCAAATATGCTTACCTACTATCTTCGTTCCTGCCATTATGCCTTCCCAACTATTACATTCTTCTTGAACACAGTATGATCATCAAACATCACACCATGTGTTGAAATGATATGTGGTCTCAATACCTGCTCAATAAACGTATCAATCTTTGCGTTCGTGAGAAGGTACGCTTCGTGTCTATTCAACGCTCCTGTGTATAGACAGACTGAAATATCTGCCAACTGAGCCGTCAATACTCTAGCTTCAACACTCACATTGTCATCGTTGTCAGATTCCATACTCGAAATCATCTCTGCCAATGACCGAATCGTGTTGTACATATTCACACTACCTGAGAAATACTCATACCTAAGTAATTGCCTCAGTTGTGCGTATCTATTTGTCATGTCTTGTTGCATAAATTGCTCTTGCTATCGCCTGTGAAAGAGTGGGTGCAGCACCCTCAACTGCAACCTCACAGGGATCTCTAACCATCCACACCAGCCACGTTCGGCTTCCGTCTCGGTTCTCGTACTTTCGTAACTCGACTCTTCGTGCTCCGACTTCCACCAGACTTTCCTCGAGTCTGTTCAGAGCTTCCGCTATCTCCGGAGCCAGATTCACTCTTGGCTTTCCTTTTCTTGCTTCTCGTACGGGCAGCTTTCTTAGATCGCTCTTTTCTGAATTCAGCTGCTCGCTCTTCTTTGTCTTTGGCAAAGGCTGCCTCACGCGCACTGATTCTCTCCTCTGCATTCGTAACCCTTTTCACTTCGTCAATGCTACAGTCATTCGGAAGTGAATCGAGATCATCTCCACCAACCTCTCTACACTGCTGACATATCACAGTCATTTCAGTCTTCGGATGTTTCACTCCATCGTGTGTATCAATCTCATATGCACTTCCAATTTTAGTCACAACAATTCCACATGAAGCAC